CCCCGACGCCCTGACTCCGCACATTGTCGCAGTTCAGATGTTTTCAGATTTAAAAAAAAATAAAGAAATCGGGGATAAAAAATGATAATAGAAAGCCTGCGTTCATTGGCCACGCCAATTGAAAACTTAAAGGCTTTGCCTGGCAATCCACGCAAAGGTGACGTGGATGCGGTGGCGAAATCGCTGGAGCGTTTTGGTCAGCGCAAACCAATCGTGGCTCGCAAGGATGATGGAACAATCATCGCTGGCAATCACACTTGGCAAGCCGCAAAGAAATTAGGCTGGAGCGAAATCGCAGTCGCATTTGTCGGTGACGATGATGTGACCGCCAAAGCCTACGCGCTAGCAGATAACCGCACCGTCGAACTCGGCAGCTATGACGAACAGGCTTTGATTGATCTAATTGAAGAAGTCCATGCAGTAGTGCCTGAGTTTGTCCGCGATGCTGGTTGGTCTGATGATGCGGTTGCAGAATTGGTTGCAAAGATTGAAAGCGAGCAACTGCCAAAAGAAATTGATGAAGATGAAATACCAGAACCACCAGTTGAGCCTGTAACAAAGCTCGGCGACATCTGGCAACTTGGTCGCCATCGACTTATGTGCGGTGATAGCACTGATATAAAACAAATAGATAAATTAACGTTAAATCAAAAAGCAATTATGGCTTTTACTGACCCACCATACAATACTGGAATGTCATCTAAAACTAATGCTGGTTCAACCTGGTTGAACCATTTTTTTGATGATAATTTTTCAGAAGAAGAATGGGCTGAGTTTTTACCAAAAATAGTTTATGCTTTAGATTATTGCACAGAAATAAATTCAGTAAGTTATATTACATTTGGATGGAAAAGAAATCACGAACTAATACCACTATTGCAAAAATATTTTAAAGTTTCAAATATAATTATTTGGGATAAAGTTGTTCACGGTCTTGGAAGTGATTATCAATATACTTACGAGGTTGTTAATGTTTGCAAAAAAGGTAAGCCAGAAATTGATTCACATCAAGGTGATAATGAATATCAAGATGTTTGGCATATTCAAAGACAATTAGGTAGAAATAAAGACCACGCTACAGCAAAGCCTGTAGAATTATGTGAACGTGCAATAAGGCACGCAAGTCATAAAAATCAAATAATTATAGATTTATTTGGCGGTTCTGGTTCTACTCTTATTGCGGCTGAACAAATAGAACGCATTTGTTATATGATGGAGCTAGACCCTAAGTATTGCGATGTCATCATCAAGCGATGGGAAACATTGACGGGCGAGAAAGCAGTGCTGGTAGAAAATGCCGAATCCGCCAAAGCCTAACGAGTTAAAACGAAAGATTGGCAACCCAGGCAAGCGGCCACTGCCAGAGTTAAGAAACGTGGTGGCACTGCCAATGGCCATAGAGCCACCGCCACCGCCACGGCCACTCGGCCCCGAAGGATTAAAACTTTGGAATCGCATTTGGGATGAGGGCAAGAGCTGGATTAGTCCAGCATCAGATTTGGAAGTAGTCATCTTGCTTTGCGAATCTATGGATGAGCGCACCGCCCTTCGCCTTCAAGTTTTAAAAGGTAGCGACTGGCGTGACCGTGTAGCCTTGCGTTCATTAGAATCTCAAATAGTATCTATGCTTTCTGCCATAGGTTTTGATCCAGTTTCACGAACTAAGTTAGGAGTCGCTGAAGTGCAAAAACAAAGCGCTCTTGACCAATTGATTGCCCGCAGGCAGAAACGAACTGACTGATGGCAGCCATTGGGGGATGGCCGCCAAAGTATTTAAGTAAAATTAGCAAAGCTGAATATGCAAAAAGTCGCGGCGATGAAGTTATTGAATTTACTGAGGCTTTATGTCGAATTACAAAAGATTCAGTTGCAGGTCACGCAGGCGAGCCTTTAATCTTTAGAGACTGGCAACGCGAGCTAACCCGTAATTTGTTTGCAGTAAAAGAAAACGGATTACTGAAGCACAAGATTGCTTTGATAGGACTACCGCGCAAGCAAGGCAAATCAGCGTGGCTATCTGCAATTGCTTTAGAGCATTTAGTTTTAGGCCCGTCAGGTGGCGAGATTTATTCTTGCGCTGCCGACCGCGATCAGGCAAAAATTGTATTTGGCACCGCCAAAGAGATGATTCGCCTAGAGCCTGAGTTGCAATTCTTGGATGTTTACCGCGATGCGATTTACAATCCAAAGACAGGCACGACTTATCGGGCGCTGTCGGCTGAGGCATTTACCAAAGAGGGTTTATCTCCAACCTTTGTAGCCTTTGACGAGTTGCACGCACAACCAAATCGTGAACTCTTTGACGTAATGTCACTTGCAATGGGTGCAAGGCAAGAGCCAATGTTGGTAGCAATTACAACCGCTGGAGTTAAAACAGATTCAAGCGGTAAAGATTCACTTTGTTATGAGCTTTACAATTACGGCAAGCGCATTGCTAACGGCGAACTTGATGATCCATCATTTTTCTTTGCTTGGTATGAAGGCGATGAAAAGTTAGATTACCGAAGTGAAGAAGCGTGGCAATTAGCAAACCCTGGTTATGGTGATATTTGCGCCGCTGATGATTTTGCGTCGGCTGTATTGCGAACACCAGAGGCAGAGTTCAAAACTAAACGCCTAAACATTTGGACATCAACTGCAACGGCTTGGTTGCCCACCGGCACTTGGGAAGTGTTAGAAGATAAAGAGCGCACTCCAGAGCCAGGTGAGGAAGTCATCCTTGCATTTGACGGTGCGTTTTCTAATGACTCCACCGCTTTAGTTGCTTGGCTACTTGGTGGCGAAAAACCACATTTAATGGTCGTAGGTCTTTGGGAAAAGCCAGATGACGCTGACAATACCTGGCACGTTCCTGTTGCTGAAGTTGAACAAACAATTATTTCAACTTATAGAAATTCAAACTTTGCAGTGCGCGAGATTGTATTTGATCCAGCGCGTTGGCAAAGAACATTTATGGTCTTAGATGAAGAAGGGTTGCCAGTTGTTGCTTACCCAAACTCTGCGCAGAATATGGTTCCAGCCACACAGCGTTTTTACGAGGCCGTCCTTAATCAGAGCTTTACGCACGACGGAGACGAACGACTTGCTCGCCACATTGCCAACTGCGTCACCAAACAATCATCTCGTGGAGTTATGGTTAGCAAGGCTTCCTCACGTCGAAAGATTGACGCTGCTGTTGCATCCATATTCGGTTACGACAGAGCAACCGCAACACCAGAACCAAAACCGCCCGTTACGCGTTTCTTTAGCATCCAGGCTTAAGGGGAAAAAATGAAAAAAATAGATACAGCGTTAGCAATTGAAGTTAGCGGTTTATCGTTAGTAACTGTTGGTCTTGCAATGATTTCACTGCCAGTATCACTCATTGCATTAGGAGCATTGTTAATCTGGCTTACAGAGAAGGCTGAGTAATGAGTCTATCAAGAAGGTTACGACAGGCGACGGGCGAAAAGCGGCAATACATAGAACCGCTTATTCCGCCACGGCCGACATACACAACCCCTGCCGGTGTTGCTGTCGATGCTGAGACATCAATCAGAATGTCAACTGTCTATGCTTGCATCCGCTTACTTGGCGACACAATTTCATCATTGCCATTAGGTGCTTATGTGCGCCGTGGTCGCAACCGTATTTCTTACGCTGCCGTTTATGGCGAGACTCCAAACTGGGTTAATAATCCAAACCCTGAAACAACACGCCTAGAATTTTATGAGCAGATTATTGCTTCGCTAAACCTTCACGGTAACGCATTTATTTTGACAGTGCGCGATGACATGGGCGATGTCATTGAACTCTATGTAATCCATCCGGATCACATAAAGGTCGAGCGCCCACGTCCAGGCGAACCAATCATTTATCGGATGCGCGACCAATTTGGAAACTTTACCCAAGTATTGACTGACCGCGAAATCAAGCACATTCCACTCTTTAGACTTCCTGGCCAGTTGCTTGGACTAGGGCCAATCGCAGCCGCCCGAATTACTCTTGGCGCAGCGATGGCAGCCGATGTCTATGCAGCTTCCTATTTTGGCAACGCAGCTAACCCTGGCGGCATCATTGAAGTGCCAGGTGAATTAAATGAGGATCAGGCAGGCGACTTAACCCGCGATTGGAACATTACACACTCAGGGCCTTATCGCGCTGGCAAGATTGGCGTGCTAACAGGTGGCGCAACATTTAAGCCATTGGAGTTAAACGCTCAAGATGCACAGTTGCTTGAAACACGTCGCTTTAATGTTGAAGATATTGCTCGCCTATTCCGCGTGCCAGTATCGCTTCTCAATCACCCTGTAAATGGCGCGATGTCATTTGCATCTGTTGAAGCGCAAAACCTTTCATTTGTGCAACACTCACTTCGTCCATTGTTGGAGCGCATCGAGCAGGCACTTTCACCGTTACTGCCAGAATCAGATGGATTTATTAAATTCAATCTTGATGCTTTGCTTCGCGGCACAACCATTGAGCGTTACGATGCTTACACAAAGGGACTTCGTGAAGGTTTCCTAAGCCTTAATGATGTTCGCGCTGTTGAGGACTTAGCACCACTAGGCGAGGCAGGCGACCAGTATCGTGTGCCGCTACAAAACATTGATGCCTCAGATGCGCCTGAAGTTGGTATGAAATTACGAGCAGAAATTATTGCTCAACTTGTGCAGGTTGGTTTTGACCCTGCCGCAGTTCTCAAAGCATTGGATATGCCAGCAATTAAACACACTGGTGTTCCATCAAGTCAGTTGCAGCAACTTTCAACAATTGATCCGGCCGCGCCCGAATCTGTCTATAAGGTGGACTAAATGCCATATTACATCTCACAAAATCAATCTGATTGCAGTGGTTGGGCAGCAGTTAAACAAGAGTCCGATGGTTCTTATACGACAATTGGATGCCACACAAATAAACAAGATGCCATCGACCAAATGGTTGCGGTGTCAATTTCTGAAGATATAGAACCAGGCGGGGAAGTCAACTCAAGGAGCGACAAGTTGAAAAAAATCGAACGCCGCACATTTAACGTGCAAAACGTGGAGGCACGTCAATCAGATGATGGCGTTATGCGCCTGTCAGGTTACGCCGCTGTTTTTGATGATTCTAGTGTGCCGTTACCATTCAAAGAGCGCATTGCACCTGGCGCATTCCGTAAAACACTTAGCGAGGCACCTGATGTTCGCCTACTTATTAACCACGAAGGTTTGCCACTAGCTCGCACAAAGAATGGCACATTGCGTTTATCAGAGGATGAGCGCGGCCTTTACTTTGATGCTGAATTGGCAGATACTCAAGAAGCCCGCGACATTCACACCCTTGTTGGACGTGGCGATGTGGATCAGATGAGTTTTGCTTTTAGAGTTATTCGTCAAAAGTGGAGTTCTGATAAAACAGAGCGCACATTGACAGAAGTTTCTTTGGCTGATGGTGACGTTTCCGTTGTTACCTATCCTGCCTATCCAACAACTTCAGTTGAGGCACGTCAGAAATTGAACGATGCTATTGATGCAATCCGTGAGGGTCGCGCATTAGATGGCGAGTCATTATTGGTGATTCAAGCAATTCTTGAAAAGATTTCTGAAAGTTATGACAACTTGGAAGAAGGCAAAAATATGCTCGAAGTGTTGGTTGGTCTAAAGACACTTGAGCCAGTTGTAGAAGTTGAAGAACCAGAGGTAGAACTTGAGCCAGTTCCAATGGTTGAAGATTCTGCTCGTAAAATCTCACTTCGTTTAGCAAAAGCAATAGTAGAAAATAACAAATAAGTTTCTGTCGCCGTCGGTGACAGACGAAGCCGGAGCGAATTCTTGCACCCTGAAAGCGCCGCAAGATAATCGCCACCACCTCAAACTCAACTCAATAGGAGACTCAATAAATGTCATATCTTGACAAAGTTGTTGAGCGCCGTGATGCAGTTAAGGCTGAAATGGATGCAATTCTTGAGGCTGTTGCCGCAGAGAACCGCACCGATCTAACTGCTGAAGAAACCGAGAAGGTTGATGCTCTAGTGGCAGAATCACGTTCGCTCGATGAGAAGATTGAAAAGTTCGCAACTCAAGCAGAGGCAGATAAGAAGGCTGCTGAAGCCCGTTCTGCTGTTGCTGAAGTTGCAATGCCAAAGGTAGGCGGTGCAACCGTTACACGCGAAGCACGCACCTACACACCAGAAAGCGGAAACTCCTTTATTAAGGATGCGTTCGCTGCACAGTTCAAATCAGACTTTGGCGCACAAGAGCGTCTTGCACGCCACATGCGCGAAGAAGCGATTGAGCGTCGTGACGTTTCAACCGCTAACTTTGAAGGCTTAGTAGTTCCACAATATTTAGTGGATCTAGCCGCCCCGTTAGCTCGGGCGGGACGTAGCTTCCTAGACTTTGCAACTACAAAGCGCACACTTCCTGCATCCGGTATGACTCTAAACATCAGCCGTATGACCACAGGTACTTCAACTGCCGTTCAGGTAACACAGAACGATGCAGTTAGCGAGACAGATGCAGATGACACATTGCTAACAGTAAATGTTCGCACAATCGCAGGTCAGCAAGACCTATCACGTCAGTCAATCGAGCGCGGAAGCGGAATCGATACATTCGTTGTTGCTGACTTGATTCGTTCTTGGCACACCACACTTGATTCACAGTGCCTAAATGGCGCTGGCACAGCCGGAACCATCAAGGGACTTCGTGCATCAGGTGGAAATGCTGTTGCATTCTCAACAACTACACCGACAGCCGCATTGCTTTATCCAAAGCTTGCTGATGCTGTTCAGAAGATTCAGTCTGGCGTTTACACAAACCCAACTCACTGGATTATGCACCCACGCCGCCTAGCATTCTTGGCTGCTGCTGTTGATTCTTCAGGCCGTCCGCTTGTAGTGCCAACCGCCAATGGCCCAATGAACGCAACCGCCACAGGCGCAGGCGTATTTGGCTACGGAAACTCCGGCTACACATTGCTCGGACTTCCAATCATCGTTGATGGAAACGTTGGAACCACTTATGGAACCACCACAACCACCGAAGATGAAATTTATCTTGTAGATGCTAATGAAATGCACCTATGGGAGCAGCCAGGATCACCATTCGCACTTCGTTTCGATGCGACTGGTGCTGGCAACCTAACAATCAAGACCGTTGTTTACGGATTCGCAGCGTTCACCGCAGAGCGTTATCCAAGCGCAGCCTCAATCATTTCTGGTCAAGGCTTAGTAGCACCAACGTTCTAGTTAGTTAAA